CCGAAATAGCGATGAGCTCAACCTCAACCGCTGCCGCCTGAACGCCAACTATCATCGCATCCTGCAGGTTCCTTGAGAAAGCGGCTAGCCTTGGAAAGTTTGCCTGAACTTGGAGATCAATCATAGCTGTGTTCTCGATATCAGATAGACATGACTAATCTGGTCGGGCGATCTGTAAAGGTCTGTGTCCTGAACCTCGTAGGTTATTCCGTCAACCGTGACCCTATCTCGCGCCTTAAACACGATGGTGTAAGGCGTGAACAGTTTGTAGAACGCTAGATCAATATCTGAGAACGGAAGCGGCAAAGAGTTGCCCCTTACCTCTTGCAGGTTGCACTTGAATGTCGGCGTCTGCGCGGTAAAGGTTGACGCATCCGAGCCGTCCGGGTTCTTCGTTGTGGTAAGTAAAAGCTGCTGCCCCGTGCTCGTCATATTGCCCGTGCTGGCCGCGCGGCATCTCTGCAGAACCACTGACTGAAGGTTCAAATCAGCCCCCAATTTCGGAATTTGTACCGCTCAGCCGCCCTATCTGCATAAAGCCCCCATCCCTCACCCGACTTCATCAGAATGCGCGGTTCAATAACAAACCGCTCGTCGCCCTGATAGATGGACAGCGTTGCAGTGGCGATTCCCTCAAGAATATCGACCATCGCCATCTGAGCGCCCTTTCGAAGTATGGCTTGGAAAGCATCCTCCGGTATTGTTGCGCCCCATCCCCATAAAGCGGTAACAGAAACGCAGTACGCCGCGCCATATATTGGATAGGAGAATCGAATGCGAGTGTAAGGTTGGCCTTGCGCTGGAGCGTTGATTGGCTCAAGCCAAAAATTTGTGCCTAAAGTCCACGCGGCAGTAACGCCTTGAACGCTGAGAGACACAAAGGCGGCCTGATTAGCTATTGCGGCATTGAGGTTTAGAATGGTGCCGCCGCCCCACTGCAGGTTAGTCCACGAGCGATTCTTAGGTTGATCACCTGGAGGATTAAACGTCCTAGTCGCGCTTGCGGTCTGCAAAAACGGCTGGTAGCCGGTTTGCTCCTCCCACCACGCGGACGCCGCCGCTCCGTAGTTTGTGAAAACGTATCCGGATGGCAGAACAACCCCAGAGTTAGTCACAAATGTCGAAATTTGGCTATCCGTGGGGTATGCGCTTTCTGCCATGTTGCCGTATTACTTCTTGCCGCTCGTGGCAGGCTGATCGTCTTGCCATGTACCGGAAACCCAGATGGTAGATCCTGCCTGCCAAGCACCGTCGTTTGATTGCTCAGACCTCATAAGGATCGGCCCATGAATCGAATCCTGCAAGCTGTAAAGTTGGACCCTGATAGGCTTCGTCGCTCCCGTTGTATTTGCAAGAACTTCCCGGTCTTCGTATGGCGGGATTATGTGCCCGTCTAACCGAATCTCGGTAACACTGAGGCATCCCGGCAACTCAATGAAGTCCGACCGTTCTACGGTGAACTTTTTGAAGTTGGCGGCCGTTTCCTGAGATCCGACTGGAGGTGCCTTGAATGTATTTACTAATTGTCTTTCTTGAACCATGTTTTGCTCCGTATCAACCCGCGTAGATATCACTCCAAGCGGGTTGTTGTTCAGACTAGACCGCCGTCACGCCAGTGCTCTTGGCGAACACGTAGTTGTTCTTCATTCGAAGAACTTCGTAGACACTCACGATGAACGGATATACCTGCGGCGATGCGATTGCAGGCGCAAGTTCCTGCGCGGTATAGCCTTGAATTGGTTGGTTAGGTGCCAGCTCTGGTAACTGAACTTGAGGCAGAACGCGAACGTCAGCCGCGACCATACCGTCTGGACCTCGCTCAGAGCAGAACAAAATTGTTCCCGCTGGGCAGAACCTCGATGTCAGAATCGGGATAAGTTGCCCGCTTACTGGCTGCATGTAGAACGCCGCCGTCGCGCCAAGTGTGATATTAGCGGTCTGCGTGACGATTCGATTCGTCGATCCAGACCCGGTTGCCAGATGAACCATCGACTGGGATTCTTGAGCGTTGCAGATGATGTACTGATCGCGTCCGCCGTCATTGTGAACTCGGGTCGTCTGCGCATCTAGGTGGGCAAGAGTTAAGGCTCCCACCGCTGTTTGGATGTGCGAACCCGGCGTACCGTTTGCCGTGCTAATGAGGTTGATGAAACCATCAAATCCAAGAGCGTTGGTGCCGTCACCAAACGGAGGTAGAACGCTTGTCGAGCTACCGTTGATAAGAGCGAACTCCTCCGTAAGCATCGTTCGAAAGATAGCCGCCCGCTTCTCTTCAGCCAACTGATTATCGAAGGTGGCACCAGCCGCCATAGCCAAACCAGTAATTGAGCCGAGTGTGCCGAGCAGTTTGTAGCTCTTCGTGATCTCAAGGTAAACCGCCGAGGCGTTGGCAGGGGCGCCAGACTCCGCAAAGAATGCCTGCTGAGGATTCTGTCCAAGCTCTGCGTATGGTCCCATGGTGACCACGTCGTTCGTAGTGGTCGTAATCGAACTCGTCATTACAGCAACGGTTGAACTCGTGACGCTGGAAACAATTGCATAGATGTTCGAGAGCGAGAAGAACAAAGACATTCCCGGCTGCATACCATTGGTGTTTGCAAATGTCTGTGTCGCAGACGCTGTACCGCTTGGTATGGTTGTGGAGACGCCGTAGCCGCCGCCTAGACTCGTCTCGGTGAACCACTGAGACGCAAGACCCGATCCGATTGAACGCGGCAACTTATTTCGCACCGGTGTATCCAGCGGAATAATCATCGTCGCCGGGGCTTCAAGGTCTTGCCGCGTTGGGATGTTGCCCGATGTCTGCGCGCGGCTGATATTTGCAAGCACGTCCATCTGGAGTTGCATCAAGAATTGAGAAGGATCGACACCTCCGAATTCTCCGCGCTCCATCATGGCCGTTCGCCGCTGGATGTCGTCGGTCATTCCTGCCGTATAAATGCCGCGCGAAATCGGCAAAGGCGAAGCACCGGTTGCCCATCCTTCCGATAGATGTGCAGCTCGGAAGCTGCCAAGCCGAGGGTCAAAATTTACTCCTGAAAAGTTCATGTTCTTAAATTTCCTATTGGTTTGCGTAGACTCTGCCGCCGAGGCGGGTTATCTGCTGTTCGAGCACGATTAGCCGGTGAGAAGCATTTTCACGCTCTCCTGCCGTCATGGATAGTCTGCGGGACATAATGCCCGCGTGTTCGTCCTGAAGACGCTTGATTTCCGCTGCGTCGTCGTCTGGCAACATAGATCCCCATTTGCGCTCTATACCTTCGGTAATTCGAACTGGTGGTCTACGTTGTGGCTCTTTTGACAGCTTCGCTACTTCTTCTCTTGCGGCTCTTTCAAGCCCTTGCACTGTAAGGAGTTCACTATTTGCTGTACTCAATTCTCTTTCGAGAGTTGAAATCTTTTCTAGTCGCTCAATCGCTACCGCTTCTGATTCAGTAGCCCTTCTTTCGAGGAACGTCTGATTGCGACTCGCTTGGATTAAGCGAAGGAGGGTCGGCGTCGCTCCGCGCTCGGCATCCTCGTCACTATCCATATCATCAAAGCAGTCGGCGTCTGGCCAGGACTTGTCTTTGACGATTGGCATGATGAATTCCGCGAATTCGTCGAGAGCGGTCCTAACGTCGTGTTCCATCTGAGACGGATCAGCATAGGTGGTGCTTTGAATCATCCCGATAGCATCTGAAAGGGTGTCAAATGCCATGTACCTGAGACGCCAAGGCATCATGCTCGTCATCATGCTGGCAAATGCGCCGCGCATGATCGAAAAATCGGTCTCGGTTCGCTCGCTTGCATCCGTTGACCAAGACTCTGGAATCTTGAGGTCAAGCCTCTTCGCGATAGACATGATACGCGACTTGATCTTCGATCGCATTGCTTCGGGCGCTCGACCGATTAGGCGCGCCGCGTCGTCGACATCCTTTTGATCTTCAATTGGATACTTCCTTTTTTCTGGCCAAGCGAAGTTCTTAACCGGCAGGGCATCACGCTTTTCTTTTGTCCACTTTGTCTTTTGCCGTTCGATAATTTCACCCAGACCGTCATCCTCGGCTCTTAGAATAGGCTCAAAATCTCCGTCACCCCACATTCGAGAAAGCAGATCATCGTCGCTGGTGTAATCGTCGAGAATGGCGCATTCTCCCTCTTCTTGAATGCCATCCGCGCGGGCAATCGAAAGCAGAGCGTCTGGGTCAGCTGGACGGTCAACAAGTGAGGTCTCGTACCAAGTGCATGACTCCACATTGTTTCCACGAACCGAGGTAGGCATGACGCCAACGGAGTAGCCTTTATAGGTGCCGTCGCGTGCTTTCTTTAATGCCGCGTCGTCAGAAATGTACGAGCGTAAGACGGCCACGCGCTTTCCGTCTCGGTCTTCCCAGAATACGCCGCACTGACGGGCGATCTCCGGGTCTAGCGGTAGAGCGGTGCCTGCTGCATTCTTGCCGTGCATCTCACGGACAGCCGCGAACTTCATGTAGTCAGGTGTAGCGCGCTCAAGTACCGACGCAGGGAGTTTGCGCTTGTCACCTTGAACCTGTTCGTTAGCGAATGCCACACCTTCTACTATTCGAGTTTCTTCGTCAACCCTCGTAATCGGGAAGAATAGGTTAAGCCCGGTTGTCTTTTCTTTTCTCATGATCGTTTAGCGGCCCTGGATGCTTGCGGAGAATGTAACGGATGGCGTGTTAAGAACGTTCACAACCTCGCTGGTGGTCAAGCTTGTCGGTATCGAACGATACGGAGTTTCCGCCAGCCGTATACAACTGAGGGTCGAGGTCTACCAAGTTTGTCGTCATTTGCCTTCTCCGAAGATCGTCATGGTTGCCGCTGGCGTGTTTGGCACTGTCACAGTTTCGCCATTTGTTGAACTGACCGCTGTATTAACGACGAGGTGACTGCCATCAGTGACACTAACAACAGTCACCGTCACATTTGCAGTATGGAAGAAAAGGGAGTCACCAGCCAGTATGCCGGTCGTTGAACTCAGATTCTGAGTTGTAGAGTTGGCACCGGTTCCTACGGTTGTCGAAATTACTGTACCAGCCAAAGTCCACGATAACTGGCCAACAGAACCCGGGCTGAATCCGTTCGAAAGACCTGGGCCAATGTCGAGTGTCGCCTTTCCGGCCGCGCTGAGCCCGGTAGTTGCCATCGGAAAGGCGTTTCCAAATGGATCTATCCGTGACCAAACGAACGTAATAGTCGGCAAGACGCCACGCAGGCTCGTCACGTTCGCGTTAATATCGAGCATATCAAGCGAACCTACAGGAATCGTCGGAGAATTGACGGAACCGTTAAGTTGGACGAGATTACCGTTTGCGGTTACGGTCTTTCCGGGTGACGCAGCATTACCACTCCAAACCCTAAAAATCTCTGCAAGCTGCGGCATTGTTCCCGCATTCTATCCTAAAACACGGGAAAGTCAATTAGTTAGGTTCAAAAAGGCATCTTAGTCTTTATGTCAGAACTTTACGTAAGGTAAGAATCCGACCCGACCACGGTAACGAACATCAATGCCAGGATATGCATAACGTCCAAAGGCCACGCGGATTGCGTAGATTTGGATGCGATAGTCGCGGCTAAGCTCGCGCAAAAGCCAAGCTATCTTTTCCTCGTCGGTTCCTTTTGTCGGGTCTGGGATCTCAATCATCTTTCTTCTCCGCAAAGCAACGGATTGTAGAACCATTGGCCTTGGCAATATCCAAGCGGCATGTCTAACCGCTCATCTGCGTCGGCCCATTCTGTTATCCATCTGCCAGGTTTAGCGCCGCCGACTTGGAACGCTGGTATTTGATCTCCATCAGGTGTCTCAAATAGGACCGGGAAGCACTCTACGAACGCTCTTTCAGGTTGGCCTACCGGAACTCCGAACCAAGTCCGCTGACTCTCGACGATTGGCACCCGGACGCCAAGCTGAGCGCATGGTTGATCCAGAATTTTAGACAGCGCATCAAGATGAGCGGGAACCAGAATAATGTTCACGACTTTTGAACCTTTCCCTCGCCGCTTGCGATCATGCGGTTAGCCTCAATTTCGTGCAGTTTTTGCCACTCGGATTCGACGGATGCATCTTCTGTCGGAAGGATTCTAGCGCCCGAAAGGGGATCTATTTCGTGAGCTTCGTTCCACGATCCGGGTTTGCACGGCACTAAGGAAAAACTCGGAATATGTACCAAGCCATCCGCATCAGTCGTATAGGCCATTCCTGAACCTACGGAGGTCTTCTTATCTGTTAAACTGTTTTCATCCATTGGGCACCTCTAATGCTCTTGGTGTTTGGCCCGCGTGACTGCGGGCCTTTTCATTGTATCACGTACTAAGGTCGTGCTACTGATTAGCGGCCGGATCTTCGGGTGTGACTCCCACTGCCGGCGCGTCTACGACTTGCGCTGCTTGCGTGTTTGGAATAGGATCCGGCGGGGTTTCGCTAACAATCGGCACCGTACCAACCTCGGCAGGAACGGGTGCGTCCACCGGTTCGGCAACTGGGTCTGGAGTGGTATCGCGTTCAACCTTAACGAGATATTCGCCTGGAATCCAAAACTCGTCTGTCTTAATTCCGTTTTCCAGAACCCATTGACCGACTTCGGAAGGATGAGGCTGCCCGAGTCGCTCAATCGTTGTTGTGTCGACGTTCCCCGTTGCCGGGTCTTTGTAGGTGATTACATACTGGTTTACCATGGTGAGTGAATGTTACCACTACCTAATTTCACGGCATCTCGTCGACCGGATCATAGAAGGATCGTTCACCGCCCTCGGTTTCGAGATAACACCGGCACTGAACCTGGCATTCGGTTGCTCCGTCGCCGGGAACGCTGGGCAATGTGTCAGTCGTATAAGGGCCATTATCAGCAAGTACGTGGCAGTCTTCGCATTCCGATTTGTCGCCCGTGTCTATCCAGTTGATAAGAGTTGTATCAGCCACGTTGCCCTTCCACGATTCGTTTGCCGTCCCTACCGTTCGCTGTCCGTAGAGTTTCATTCGGTCTGCAACCTGCTTGTCGCTCAGTTCTTCGGCTAGGATCTGAGTTGCCATCTTTTCGAGATAAATCCTTTGTGAGTCTGCGACACGAGTTCCTAGTGCGATATCAGCGTCTGATGGCAACGCAGGCATAGTCCCACCGGTTGCGCGAACGCGTCCAAGTGTCGCCGCCTTGATATGCAACGGCGTCAATCCCTCGATTACCTGGTCCGCAAAGCCCTTCACGCTCAGATTTTGTGTTTCAAGATTTGATATCGCATTCCCAAAGGCACTTGGAGCACCATCGACCGTGTTAAGAAGCAGTACGACAAGATGCCTTTGCTTCTCCTTTTTCTTTGCTTGATCGTCTGAATCATCGTCGCCAGAGTCGATCTGGTCTTCGGCCAACTTAAATGCCCGGGACACCATTTCTAGGGAATCGCAACCGCCGAGAATACGTGTAAGCATGTCAATAGTTGATGGGCTCAAATACTCCGACTCAAAGGTACATGACGGGCTTCTGCCGTCTTTAATCCTTTTCACCGCTTTCGTTTGCCACCGTTTAATATCGGCCTTGGCTGCCGCCTTATGCGCCGTAGTCTTTGAATTTCCAGGATGGGCGGCTGCTTGCTGCCCGGGTGCCTGTTTGGTTGGATCTGTCGGTATAGGCAGATCAACCACGACCGGAGGGGGTGCCATTGCTTGGCTGAGCGGCTGGAAAGTGTTTAGCACCATGATCTCATCAGCGCCCTCGACCGCTTCGCCGCCCATTTCCTGAGACGCCTGGCTTGGGCTCATCCATCCGACGTTTCCTGTGGCGATAAATAGGCGCTGGGCCTTTTCTATCGGCTTCTCTTCGGCAGTCTCGCCGTTAAGTATTTCAAGATGATTGAACCCGAGTTTGGCTAAAATTCCGTCGTAGTGTTCTTTCCGAAGGTCGAGCAAAGCGCCCGCGCCGAATTGAGATGTCTGATTTTGACTGCCTTCTTGGCTTACCTTGTACTGAGATCCTTCAAATCCGATAGATGCGAGCGATACTCCATAAACAGCGCCGGTTCTCTTGGCAAGCCAAAGTTCGAAATCTGAAAAATCCTGGTCCTTTCGGCTGTTATCCTTCGTTTGCGCGCCCTTGGGAAGAAAAACCATCTTTTGACGGGCTTTTGCATCCCCAGACATCATTGCAGTCAGCCATTCGACGTAATCTTTGCAGGCTTGAGGCGTCCATGCTTCGCCTTCGGGAAGTGTTATCGTTTGTCCAGGCTGCGTACCATCTGTCAGCCACGCCCGATTCCATTCATCGGCCTTGAGTGCCGAGAGAATTGAACCTAAAAGCCACTCAATAGGACTCTTGAACCATGGGCTATTTGATGTTGGCCACGTGCCGTCATACTCGATTTCTTCAGGTTTGAACGCGCCCACCATAAGCCCCTGAATCCATTGTTCGTACCAATCCTCGCCTGGTCCTGGCCATCCGTAGTAGTCCATACGCGGCCTAATCGTAGCCGCATCGATGTTGAGAACCCTTAGGATGTCGCTGGACCGGCTAAGTTCGTAATAACTGGCGTAGCACCCTAGAACCAACACGTCCTCGAACATCTTTAATTCGTAATGCCTTCGGCCTTCATTCTTCTCGCCGAGCCCACCGTCTTTGGTAAAGAACGTGTAGGCGTCTTCAATATCTGATTTCGTTCTCCTGGATGTGTCTTTTGTATCTTTTGCAACGATAGCAAATTTTTGGGCCTGCACCTCTCTTTTCAGGTGGTTTATGCACGACCTGGCGATATCGTATGTGTCCGCAAAGCGCCTGATAGTTTGAACGTCGATTAGCGAGTCTGGGCGTCTTCGCGGGCTATAAGGAGTTGCAAACCAGTTGGCGAAGTCGTAACCATACAAGGGATGGGGGCTGCCTTGTGTCGCAGGATATGACTGGGGAACCATGGACTGAAGATTGAAGTCTCCAGTCATGGCGCGCCCTATCTCCTGGGCCATTTCTATGCGGGCCTGTTCACGTATTTTAGGTCCGGCTTCCTGAATTGCCCTTTGAACTGCGCCTGGGCCTAGGTCTTGGAAAATGCGCTTAAATGTGGCGAATAGCGGCGTCTTGGTGATTTTCACTTAGTGGCACCCATGAGCTTAAAGAACTCAACGGCATCAGCAGCGGGATTTCTTGTCTTTTTCCATAGACCGAGTTTCAAAAGTACATCTCCTATTGCCGCGTCCATTACTCTATCATCGTGCGATCCGGCCTCGCCGCCAGCTTGCCCACCTGGGAGTTTAACATACCGCATCATTTCGGCGATGGTTTCCTTGCAATTGATGATTGAGTCACCTTCGATTAGCGTGGAAGCTAGGCCATCAAGTGCGAAATACTTAGTCTTAGGCGTTGTTGGCCATCCGGGCTTTCTCGCTGAGAACTTGCCGTGCGCGTCGTATTCCTCGTGGAAGTAAAGACCTCCAAATGATCCAGGCTTCATTGGAGGGTAATTGGCTGCATGGAGAATTGAGTTTATGACAGCATGACCGTGATTATTTCGCTCCACGCCTATCAATGCGGTGTTGTACCAGACCCCAAGTTCGGCGAGAATGAGTCCGTATTCGTGGGTATCCCATTTTCCATGGAGGTGGGCTACCTGCTCGTATGTTTCCGCGTCCCAAACCGATGCGGAATCAAAGTCGGATTCATCACCTTTCTTTCCCGGCAGTCCTTCGGCGGTATCGGCGCTGATTATGTAGCCCCGGCCAGCGACTGGAACTTTCCAGACTTTTAGTTTAGTCCACGCTTTACCGAGCCTCGATGTAGGAGTGGGCGATTCGATCTGGATAGCGTCTTTGCACATCCCCAGGATCTCTGTCAGTTTGTCTCGATCAAAGTAGGGATGTCCAGACGAAAGAAATGCCTCCTCCTCAGTGTGAGGATACTCCTGGGCCACTTTTTCCTTTAGCTCCTTGCGCTTGGTCCGATACCAGTTTAGTTGCTCATCATCAAGCCCGAACTGTTCGGCTTTCTTTTGCTCGTCGTCCGTACATACGAACTCCGCGCCGGTTGCCAGCCGATATTCAGAAGTTTCAAACCACGGGCAAAAGTGGCGGCGAAACGCGCTTTCTCCATTGCGCGACAGTTCCCATTCGTCGCTGAAGTAATTGCCGACTCCGTTTGCGGTTGATTCCTCGAAAACGTTTCCATCGACCGGAACCGCTTGGAGAAGTGCCGATGCGACCAAATCCGCACACTCGGCAAATGCGACCTCTGAAAAGTGGACATTATTTATGGTCCCGCCACGCCCATAGGTCTTAGCGCCCGCTGTTCCCACGGAGTAGTAAGAATTTATCGACGGCCAATAAAACATGCGTTTCGAGGCATATTTGGCGAACGGCTTCTTATGATCTGGAAGATTGTCATAGAAAATCTGTACCATTTGGAAGATACGTTCCGTCGACTCTAAATCGTGAGCTAGAACAACCGTTTGGGTGTTCTCTCCATTTAGCGTCTCGCAAAAGAAAATGGCCTGAATAAGCGTCGAAAATCCCTGTTGCCGACCTTTGAGTATGATGTCTCTCACGCCCTTTAGGGCAAATACGCCTTCACGCCATCGCGGACACAACTTGTTAAGATATTGGCGTTGGATGTAGTTTGGCTCGAAAGGGATTATTTGCTTGCTCTTTGTTCGGATCTTTAAGTCAGCGAAGGTAACCCGATTTCGTGAAGTCTTCACGCCAATCAATTGCTTGATGCGTTCTAACTGTTCAGGCGTCGCTTTCTTCAGCGCCTCCACCGATTGAGGTGAGGATAGCTCTGATTTCAGCTTCTCGCTGATCTGCGGTGAGTTGTTCGACATCTATTTTCCCGCTGTGTTCTACCTTGTCAACTAGCAGCCCATGATGTTTAGCCATAGCCATTCGAGCTGCGTTCTGATCGTGGAGTTTCATTTCAATACCCTTATCAGTTTGCTTTACACCAGCATAGAGTGAAACCGCGCCGTCACTGAGATTGCGAGTGTCGGCAAGAATAACGACCGGTACCCCGCGTCCGAAACATTCCTCGCATTTCGGGTTAGGCCCTTTCGTAGGGTTATATCCTATGCCGCCCTTTTCGTCAAATTCGCCCATCTCGGAAGCCTGCTCTCGCTCTTTTTCGTCTTTCGAATTCAACAGCCGATTGAGCTTCTTTTCCCATTGTTCGCGCTGATCGGCCATTTCTCTTGCCGTGCGCTGGTATTTATTGTCGATGCCCCAACAGAACCGGCACGAGTCGATGACATTGTTTACCAGCTCGGTCGGGGATGTGTTTGCTACCTGATGAAGTCGTTCAAGCGCAACCTCGGAATTGTTGATCCGCAGACGCCGAATCTCTTGCTTAACCCAAGGGACATCTTCAATACTCCGGGCTTGGCTTTGTATGTAACGAGTATCGTAGCGAATCCCTTTAGAGTTGTAGCACTTATAACCAGCCTTTTCGAAGGCTGACTCCATTGATTCGCCAGCCACACGGAGATTGACATAAGCCTGCCGCATCTCGGTCCAAAGGTTGGGGTCATGCGCCACTTATTGCCCCTTCCCCGGCGAACGTTTCGCCTTCCATGGTATCAGCATAGACGACGCCAGGCCGCACCACCACATGATCGAATTGACATACGGGACGGTCGAACCATATGCCACGCCGCCCATGATGACGTACAGGATCGTGTCAATTTTCAATGACTCATCATCTCCCAAACCTGGGGGGCATACCAAACGATTACGAGGAAAACTACGATGATAATGCCGACTATCGGGAATTCTCGTTTTCTCATTTAGTCCACGATCCTATCACAATCCCGCCGATGATGACTAGCACCACGATTCAGCAGCACTAGCCAGTCATTCGGTTCTTTGGGTGCCCTAGCCACCGCCGCCACCCGAGATTGGCGTATTAGCCTTGATGTATTCCAGCCAAAAGTTCACGAGTGCTTGCCACTGCTCAAGTTCGGCGTAGAGGGTGGAAAGGATCTGGCTGACGATCGATTCGGTAAGGGTGCCACCCTTTGAATTGTCAATGCTTACTAGTTCGGCTATCTGTTCGCTTGTCATTTTGTTTCACGGGAGCCATTAGGCTTAGGATTTTATTATAACCCTCATCTCGCTTTGTGCGTAGTTCTGCCTCAAGCCTGATGTAATGCAGCTCTTGCTCCTGAGTTTGGAGTTGCGTCCGCTGGGTATGAGCGGTGTCTTTAAGCGCCTGGATTTGGTCTAGGATGCCGCGCCACTCTTTGCGTTGGCCTATTTCGATTGCCTGCCGCCCGCGCTCTTCTTGCTGCTGGGCTCTTAGGCGCAATTTCTGAATGTCCTCAGTTTCCGCGAACCGGCGATAGCAGAGGATGAGAACGATTAAAATGCTTATCAGCGTGGACGTTTGAACGATCTCGCTGATTTTCGCCATTATTCACCGCCTTCCACGATTTTACACGTAGATACGGTAATGGCATGTTACTTATTTCGTGACATCTGACCCTTGAGGAAGTTTTCGAACGCTACTTGATGGTCGCGGGTGTCCGATTGGAACGTGCGGATTGAGTTTAAGCTATTGTCAATGCTGTCGAACCGCTTACCGGTAGTCAGTTTGAACTCGGTAAAGTCGTCTTTTGTTACGGTCTTTTCTCGCAGGAGGTCGACCGTGGTCTTGTCCGCTTTGCCACTGTAGTTCATCGCGCCATCGATCATGACGCCGCCGATCGTGACTAGGCCAGTTAGAACCGCAACGACCGACCCCCACTTCTTGAGGCTCTTAACAGCCCACTCTACTAATTGGTGGCGCTCTTGGTTGGCTTCTACGGCTGTCTCTACTCTCGGGTGTCGCATGTTGCCCCTATTCTAACCCATGCCGGTATTATTTGCCATCCGTGGCGGCTATGGACGGGGGAAGGCTACCCTAAAGATTGGAGGATGCGCCGAGATTCGAACTCGGGGGACGTGTTTCAGCCCTTTTGATTAGCAATCAAGCTCGATAAGCCGCTCCGACACGCATCCGTGAAATTGGTCCCCCGCCTCAGACTTGAACTGAGATAACTTCTGATCCTAAATCAGACGACTTTACCAATTTGCCCAGCAGGGGATATGTGGTGGGTCACCTGAGATTCGAACTCAGACTTGGAAAGGGTTTAAGCCTTTTGCGTCTACCAGTTGCACCAGTGACCCGAAATGTAGTTGGTGCTAGGTGTAGGATTCGAACCTACGTGCTTTTTACGGATCTGCTTTACAGGCATCTGCCATCGTCCACTCGGCCAACCTAGCAAGAAATAAAGTTGGAGGAAGGACAGGGATTCAAACCCTGGTGTCGGTCATACCGACTATTAGTTTTCAAGACTAAGGCAATAAATCACTCTGCCACCCTTCCCGTCAGTTGTCAATAACTGAGGTACGAGGATGATAAATACGAGTGGTTCAGGTTTTGCAACATGAGGGCTTGACTATACCCTAAAGGTTGGCACGGTCGGCGCGATTCGAACGCGCGAAATACTGGTTTTGGAGACCAGCGCTGTATACCACTGAGCCACGACCGCACGTGAATGATACCGAAAGTTGGCAGACGGTGAGTGAATCGAACACCCGCGTACTAGATCCAAATTCTAGGGCCATACCACTAGGCGAACCGTCCGTTTTGGGTTATCTTATCACCTCGGCTCCCTAAAGCCAACTCCACCCATCAAGGCTGGTCGCCTCGTCGGGATCTGAGTTTAACCCATTAGCAGACCCAGTGAGCTGCAGAATATCTTGCTTGCCTAGGAAATCGTCGTATCCCTGCCACCCCTTAGCGTTCGATAGCATCGAATAGTGAATAATACCCGCTGCCAGAAGCACACCTAGCACGAGTCCGGAACCGTAAGCACCAGCGAGATAGCCCGAGCTTTTCATCTCATCGTGAAACGCAAGGGCATACGCCATGATTTGCGACGGGCTGAAATCATCGTCGTAGCAGGCAAAGCACGGAATTCCCGCAGGTACGCCTAGCTCTTGGAAATAAGCGACGGTTGCCGCTGCATCGGCTGCACCCTGCTCGCCGGTGAAATAGTCGGCGGTGTTGCCGCGCTCATAGAGAAAAAACGACGGGATACCAGCGGCTTTGAGGCTCGCCTTCTCAGAGTGGGTTAATCGCTTGTCCGGGAATGATGGGGTGTCAGCGCAGTATTTGCCGATGAACGCGAGGCCTCTGATATTGTCGGCGGTTAGAAGGTCGGTGGTGTCGGCACCTTTGTAGGTTGGCATGGGGTTAGGTTAACACGGCTACTAGAAAGCTACTCAAAAAAAGACCTTTCTAGTGAGTTTCGAGTAACTAGGATTCCCGACTAAGCAGCATCAACGATGCGGTTAGTTTAACCCGGATTAAACCCCTCGAATTCGTGGGGGTTAAAGGCTGGATCGTGAGTCTCGTAAATCGGCCATTAAGCCAAACACGCTCCACGTGAAGGATATCGGCCCGCTCATCAAGCGTGTGAATAAAACTCGCGGGCCAAAATTGGTCGGGCTTTAGCTTTCGCCTATTCTTTGTTGTTTCCCCCGTGTCTCCAACATCATCTAGGGAGCGACCCTAGCAGCTCTAACGAACCTTTCGGTTCAAATTGTTGGCCGGTTCGGCATATGATCCATTTTCGGATCGCCTACCGGCCTGTTGTTTTTACGAACAATGTGGAGTCTTTCCTTCCCGCCAGACCACTTTATTTCAGAGGCCACGCTTATTACCTATTTCACCATCTATTACGTGATCGGTTCCGCCTTTCTCTCCTTAAACCTATTGGTGTAATTTAGAAAAGGTTAAATTGTTATAGTCCTTTCCGTTCCAAGCCGAAGGACTGGGCGGCCACTCACAACCGCCCGATGAACACCGACCTGAAGGGACGGGGTTATTATATCACAGGCCCGAACTAGAACTTCCACCCCAGACAAGCGATAGCCCCGCCGCTCGGCTGCTGGCCGCTCGTGACTGTCACGGCAACGCCAAATGTCCCAGTTACGTGCGAGAGTAATGGGAACGTGTGAGTGAGCCCGAGGCCCAGAAGTCCGACCGTCGATCGGTAATGAGTGTCGGAGCTTTCAGCGCCGTAGATTGCCTGCACATCCAGCGACAGCTTTTTGAGGGTGTCGAGCCGCGAGATCAGGACAGCGCCGGGGACTTTCAGTCGTGCATCGTAGTAGATCGCCGGGGTTGCGTTAGCTGGAGCTGTCAGCGTTGGCAACGACTGAGTGTAGGCCACGGGCGCGAAAATGGTGAGGGACGCGGCGAGAAGTAATCTCTTCATCGGTCCAACACTAGCACAAAACCGGGAGTTGGTGTAAGATGTTTGGGAATCCATCACCCTCATTAGCAGACACCGCGAATAGTCCGCCCCTTCCCCAAGGGTGCGGACTATTTCGTTTTTTGGCCCTTATTCGTCGATTTTCGCCCCAAACCTTTCGAGTACCGATCTAAGATCTTTTTCTGCCGCCGCTGAGTCCTGGAAATCTTCGATTGGCTCCATCTCGCCATACATCTCGTCAAATTCTATTTGCCAAATAACATCTCCATCTGAGTCCGGGTCAGTGATCAACGCGGTAAACCGCTGCTCGCCTATCGTTCCTGCCAGTTTCTTGTTCATAGTTCCCTCAAGATCTCAGCCACCCGCAACCGACGAACGAACTCCAATTCGATCCGCTCGCAGAGCGACCAACGGCCAGTGGCTACGGCTTCGCAGTAGAGTCGATTCAAGGCATCAGAGGTATGTGTCGTTAAGTCCATAGAATAGATTCCAGGGCATCGGTTTCGGCTTGCACTTGTGATCTAGCTGAACCTGATGCCAGCGCGTAGCCCTCACGGTACGTCACCCATGTCCAATATCTACCCGACTTTGTTATCTCAGTCTCGCACCAAGGTCTACCCCGCAAATGCTCACGGTGCTGTTTAGCGCGTTGAACGCCGCGCTGGTAATACACCTCCGTGATTTTGCTACAAGCGCCCAGCGTAGATTCCAAGCCTAACATTGACTCGTAGTAGGCCGCTGTGCTTACCCTCTTGGGAATGATTGCAATGGCGGCGATCTTACGCCGTGCGCGAACCTCTCGTGCGCATTCAGGCGTGAGACTCACGACCGCAAATGAATCTTCGTATCGGCAATCTGTTTGTGGCATCACTCCCATATTATATTCGCCATTGGCCGAAAATAGATAGACGGTTTAACATTTTTATAGTCGGGTGTGTTATGATTGGGTAGATGGAAACACAACTTGAATTTGTAGATGGTGTCATAACCGACGCCAACGGTAACACCGCATCGGTCGCTTATTTTGGATCGGAGGACGCCGCGAGGCGAGCTTTAGCGAGTCTCCTTGGTTGTCGCGGTTGTCGCGGTTGTAGCCGTTGTCGCGGTTGTAGCGATTGTAGCGATTGTAGCGGTTGTAGCGGTTGTAGCCGTTGTAGCGGTATGGCACCTCGGCCTATCGAGCCACCTGAAATACCCTCAATCCCGAATATTCACAAGGCCATTTACGATGCAATCCAAACCGTCGGGTTGGAAATGTCCACCTGGCATACCTGCGGTACGACTCATTGCCGAGCTGGGTGGGCCGTACATTTGGCGGGTGAAGCGGGCTACGCGCTCGAAAAGCGGACGTCCACGGAGTTTGCCGCTATGCAGATTTACAAAGCGTCTGGCTATCCGATCTCGCCAGTGCGATTTTATGAGTCCAACGAGGTTGCGTTGGCCGATATTAAGCGCCTAGCGGGAGTCGAATGAGGCGAAAAATTGAACAAAGCGTATACGACACGGACGCACCTGGTACAAAGATGATCGCCTCGGCAAAGGCCCCTAGCAGCCAGATGGTGAGCGAGCTGCACCACCGCACGGAAGAACTTTATCGGTCCATGTTTGGCAACTGGTTTATCGTTGGGGTCGGCGGGAGCCTCACGCCTTACGCGAGTCGCGACGAAAAGGGTTTGCAGGTGGCCGGTACGAAACTGTTGGCGCTCAGCCCGTCCGACGCCCGGCTATGGCTGTATGAGCACGGGTTTACCGCTGAGATTGAGAAGTATTTTGGAGTCAAATAACATGACAATGCCGTTTGAAAACACCGATGCGCTGGACTCGTTTGGAGATCGGCTTTATCCGAGCGAGATCGTGACCGTAAACCGTGATGATATCGCTAAAGCGGCGCGAATCGCCACACACGGCATGGCCGCCGCGCTCGCGAACCTGAACAGTCTGGAGTTTCACGATCGTATTCAATCGGCGGTCGCTCACATACGGCAACTGCCGCTCTACTGATGCCCACGCATTCCCCGGCTGGTTGATAGCCGGGGACTTTTTTTGCATATTTTCTCGCTTTTAGTTGCCAAACATGATGTTTGGCTGCATAATATGAGACATGAATACACTTAAGGCAATCGACGAAGAACTGGTAACGATGGTTAAGGCAACGGAAGAGGTTGGATTCACGATTCCAGGATGCTCAATCGACGCCGCTGGATTCGTTGGCGACTACCGCCCGTTAGCTGAAAGACAAGCAGACCCACTCGCACCGAAAGGATGGAACTGAACAGCTACGATCTGAAAACAAGGACAAAACGAAATGAAAACACTCACCGCAACTGAAATCGACACCCTTGTATTGGCTGGCATCAAATCAATCTTCACTCAAAGCCTTCCAGCTATTGAGGGTGTAAGGCTCGAATTGAGCGCCGACAGTATTGCGCTTGCCCCACGCCCAGACCAAAGCG